TTCCTTGTAGGCTTCCTCGAGCAGCGTGACGCCGGCTGCCTCCTCGACCAGGATCTTGATGTTCTTGTCGGTCATCGCCGGCAGGTCTGGCATCTTCTCCTGGCCGGCATAGACGGCCGACGTGAACACCTCGAGGGACGCGCCGACGATCTTGTCGACCACTTGCTGCGTCAGCTTGTCGGTGCCTTTGGTCAGATCCTTGGGCGCAGCGCCGATTGTGGTCGGAATGTGCTCAACCATCAGCGAGTTCTTGCCGGTCTTGTGCTTGCGGTGGCGTGCGATGCGATAGATTTGACCATCGTCGTCGATCAGCACCTCAACCTTCGTGCCCTTGCCGGCTGTCTCGTTGATGACCGCATCGCCGGAGACACCGCGAGCTGTCTCGCCATAGATGCACCAGCACAGCGCATCGGCGAGCGACGACTTACCGGCGCCATTGGAAGCGGCCGAGGTGTCGTCGTTGTTGACGCCCTGGATCAAAACGAGTCCGCGATCCGCGAGCTCGACGGTCCCTTCCGAGATAGCCAGGAAGTTCTCGATTTTCAGTGTCTGGAATTTCATTGCCGGTTGGTCTCCGTGATGCCGACGATCAGACAGAGCACGACCTGGACAGCAATGATCCAGGTGATGATCCGATAGACCGAGGCAGATGTGAAAAGGACGCCGAAGAGGAAGACGAGGAGCGCGACCAGCAGAACAGCCGCCACCAACGCAATCGTCAGCAGCGTGTTTCTGGCGACGCTCAGCCAATAACTCCTGGTCATGTCAGGCTCCGTAGGGAAGGGCGCAGATGAAGTAGTCGCGCCCGTTGATTTCGAGGGTTTGGAAGGAGCCGACATCGTTCATGCCGGCCATTGTGCCGTGATAGTCGGGATGTTCGAGCGTGGTTTGGCAGCCATTCGCGTCAGTCGTGACCTGGTAGGCCTCGAGGTGCATGTCGAGACCGCCGATCCTGATGTGCGCGAGCAGCCGGGTTGCCGGGTCTTCCTCGCCAATCAGATCCCAGGTGATCTGGTCGAGCGGAAGGCTTGGCGGATATTCGCGAAAAGCCATTAGTTTGCTCCCACGTTGATCGCCGCGGAGAGGTCGCCGGACGATGCTGCTTCGTTGATGGATTGTTGTTTCGACTTGCCAACCGCCTTGCGCGTTGCAGGCGGGTCGCGCTCGACCTGATGATGCTGAGTTTGACGCCGGCGCTTCTGAGCCGGCTCCTCGCTCTCTGCTGCCTGCGCCCACATACGGAAGTTCAGACCCACCATGCGCTCGCGATACATGTGCGCCGTCTGGAGAGGCAGGTCATACATGCGCTTGCGCTCGCGGAGCTCCGTCATGTCGACGTAGACGCCGTTTGCGAAGTTGCTGACGAGGGTCAACTGGTCATATTCGATGCTGAAAAGTTGCATTGCTTTCTCCTGAATCTTCTAAGTATTACAATAGCTTGTCTGACTTAGGGTTGCTTCAGGCTTCTTCGTGCACAGAGCGGGCTTTTGCGAGCACGTCGGCGCAGTCGGACTTCACACGGCTGCGGTCGACGAAGGTGGGCATATCCTTGTCGTTGTCGACGAAGGCGGTCACGCTTTCATCGAGCGAGGCACCGGATTTCGCAGCGCCTGGTCGCCGGCCGGCTGCGGCCTTCTTGGTGGCGAGCACCGAGACGCCGAGGGCACCATTGTCAGCGAAGAACTTGCGGATCTCCGTGACGTCGTTCGGCGTCATGTCTTTGCCCGAAAACCGCACATAGTTGCCCGTCGCGGCCAGAGCCATGTCGTCCTGGTCCAGACCGGTGACATCGACAAAGCGCGGCGCGTGGCTCGCGCTGAACTTGACCGAGCCGTCGTTTTCGACTGTCAGATAGCCGGCGCGCGAGCCGATATCGCCCCAGGTCTGATGCGTGGTCGCGCCGATCGAATAGACGCCGCCCTCGAAAGCCTTGTGATTGTGGTAGTGGCCGGCGAAGACATTCCTGAAGCCGAAGTCGGCGAGTGTCTTGGGCGACAGACCGTGATCCGGCATGTTCGGCAGAACACCGTCGATGCCAGCGTGGATGACGAGGTCGTAGCTACCGACGTCGGCGCCCATCTGCTCACGGAGCTCATCGATCTTCTCGAGGAGATCGCTGACCGACGAGCACCACGGCACAAATGCGAGGTGTCTCTCGTGATCACCGACGTTGTAGGTCATGAATTGCGGCTCATCGACCAGAATGAAGGTGCCTTCAGGACTGTTCGTCTCGGCGAGCGTCTTGATGGCATTGCCAAGCACAGTCGTCTCTTTTCCCGCCAGGTCGTGATTGCCTGGGATCGCAATGATGTCCATGCCGAGATTGAGGATCGCGCGGATCGTCTCCTGGAGCGGATTGAGCACCTCCGGGTCGATCGAGCCGCGAACGTGCAGAATGTCGCCGGCGATGACCATCAGATCGACGCCGTTGGAGAGCGCTTCCTTCGCGGCGCGCAGCATTTCGTCGAGGATGATCTGAAGCCGGCCGTTGACGCCGTCGGCGTTCGTCTTGGCGAACAGGCTCCAGCGGTGAGCGTGGATGTCGGAGAGGACGATGTAGCTCATGCGTGATAATCTCCAGTCAGTCAATGTTTATTGATTACTCTCGTTATACGCATCGCAGAAAGGGACGCAAGTCAATATTGACTGACGAGCGCGTTTTAAACACATCCCTTGCAACGATAGAAGAAATGCCGTCGCGATAGTTAGATTTGATTATTTGCTGTGCAATGCAGCAAGCATAAAGGGCTATTATTTAAAGAAAAGGCAAATATTACATGTCGGATGGCGAAGAAAACACCAACCGAGTGAACCAATTAACCGGGAGGGTGCTATGAAAAGCTTGGCTATCCTGTTTGGTTCTGCGTTTGTTGCGTCTGTTTCAGTGATGAGCGTCCCTTCTCTGGCTTTGGCTGAATGCAGCGGGTGGGTAGCCTGCATGGCCGAAGGCACGTGGGCTGAAGGTGTGACAAAAGAGGGTGACAAACTCTTGAGGAGCACCAAGAATCCGATCGGCAGACCTGTCTCACCGCAGGCTTCCCAGCAGCGGGTGGATCCGGACGATGCAAAACGAATGGCAGGCCTTGGAAATACCTGCTTCGCTGACGAAGGCTCGGTTGGCGGCGGCGACTCCTGGGGACCAATTGGACGCCGTTGCTATTTTTACGGCCCGAACGGGATAGTAGAAGGCCGAATCGGACCGTAATCCTCCCGAACGAAATTGCCCTCTGGGGGCGAGCCAGAGGGCTTATTTGTGACCTCGCGCTTAATAGAGCGCGGTGATGGCGCGTGCCAGTCGGTCGTAGGTAGGCTTCGCGTCGGCCGGATCGTGAATGTAGGTGCGCTGGATTGGCCCCTCTTGGGTGAAGACATAGAGCGAGCGAACAGTGCCTGTCTGGCTGGTGACGAGGACGCCTGAAGAAACTTCGATCGACCTAACAAGAGATTTGACGCCGGTCAGGAGATCCTGAAGCTCCTTGGCACCAGCCAGCTCCTCATCACGCAGGGACGTTATCGCGTCCGTGTCCGACAGATGTCGTCTAGCAGATCCAATTACATCGAACGCTAGCTGTTTAGGGTCGGTATCTGAAACGACATGATAGCAACGCGACTCCTTTAGAGTTTCGTCACCCCATGCTCGAAAGAGAGTGTCGCCTGTTTCCAACGTGAATGAGAAAGATTTCACAGTGTTCTCCTGTTATAGATTTCTGAGCTTGTTCGTCTCGGGAAAGGGATACCAGCGCAGGGCAGGGTTGAGGCACTCCGCGGTGTTCTCGAGGTAGCCGGTCAACTGACCGTTTACGACGCCGATGCCACCTGTTTCGCGACCCTCGTATGCGCCAAAACCGTTCTTGGAGTTGAACTTCACGCAGACCACCTGGTAGCCCTTGGCGTTGACCGTGAAGATGCTGGAGATTTCCGCATCACGGACGGAGTAGGGGTCTTTGAGGAAGGTGCGCGCACCCTCAACGATCTGATTGCGCAGTTGCGGTGTCGGCGGCTTCTGGCTCGCCATGATCTGGTCGATCGGCATGGAAGAGACACAGCCGGCGACAGTCAGGCCGACGGCGAGAAGAGAAAGAATGCGATGCATGAAATCCCCGGCAGTTGGCGCCGGCTATCGGATTTTCACCTTCGCCGGCAAATGATGGAAGTGTTTGATGGGCAGGTAGCGCTGTTGCGCGCCACCGCGGCGTTCGTAATCGAGGAACTTCGAGAGGTTGCGGTTGAAGAAGTTGTCGATGCAGGTGACGTAGATGTCGGCGTTTTGCTTTACACGGACGCCGACCCACCGAATGCCCTTCAAGCGCATCTCCGTGAGCGTTTCCTCGTCAATCGCCCAGGCTGCTATCTCTTTGCGAAGCGCATCCGAGTTGTTTCTCTCGCCGAACCGGAAGATCTGGTCAAGCTTGCGCTCGGCGAGATACACATCTCTATTCGCAAAGTGATAAATGTGACCGTAGATCCGTCTTCCTTTTCGGATTGTGGTCGTCTTGACCTTGGTTTTGCGCGCCATTTTCAAAGCCCTTCCATTCGAAGAGACCTTGGGCGCCGCGGATCGGGATGATGTGGTCAAGCTTTCTCGGATATCGCAAACGCCAGGCGAAACCGCCTTCCTTGAACCATCCGAACGCCTGCTCCTCGAGCGTGATGTCGTCGAGGAATTCCGGTGTCACCTGCTCGAAACTGTCCAGTCTGACAGTCCCAAGCAAATAGCCACATGGAAGGTCTTCCAGCTCAAGCAACCCGGTCTGCTGATAGAAGAACTGGAAGTTCTCCTCGCCGTAGGTCGCCCGCTGGATTGGCGTGACGTTCTTCGTTGACGCGATACCGATTTCTTGTCCGATCACCGATCCAGGCGGTGCCCAGGTCCGTGTCTCAAAAAATTTGAAGCCCTCGACAATCAACGTTGCCCAGGGCTGCCAGATGCTAATCACCTTCATGAAGTCACTCCGCTAGTTCAATGCTATCTAATAGCGTGAATTTAGCGGGAGTGACTGTTAGGGATCGAGATTTTCCTCGGCATAGTCGTGATCGACGATGGCAATCACCTCTTCGACCGCGATTTCGCCGTTCTCGTGGGGTGCGCCCAGTGGTTCTGTCCACTGGGCCTCACCACGCGCAACAGCGCCGAGTGCTTTGGCGACCGCCTCTTGCTCGCTCTGTGCCTCGACCGACACATTTGCGTGGATCTTCACGATCTGCTTGCGAGAGAGGCGAACGTCATAGCTGATCATCAAGCGGCTTCCGCTGCGTCGTCTTCTTCGAAGAGCTCCATGCTTTCAGCAATCGGCGCTTCGTATTTCGGAGGCAGCAGCTTGACGAGGTCCGCGAAGTTGCCGTCCTTCTCGATCCGGCGAGCAACGTCTTCCTTCGCCAGGTTCTTGCCATCCCAGACGACCGTGCCGGCCTTGCCGCCCTTCTTGAGCGCCTCGATCGACTCCAGGAACTCAACCAGCGAGCGCTCGCGGTCGAAGCGACCGGTTCCATCCGGATTGAACATGAAGCGCCACTTGGCTTCGGCGAACGGACGGGCGATCTTGTTCTTCACGAACTTGCCGGTCACTTCCATGCCGATGACTTCGGTGCCCTTCTTGATCTGCGAGGCCGACAGCCACAGACGCTGCGAGAAGTAGAATTCAGGCGCCTGGCCGCCGGTCGTCTTGCGCGGATCACCGAACATGACGCCGATCTTCATGCGCATCTGGTTGAGGAAGATCGCGCAGATGCCGAGCTCCTCGCAATGCTGTGCGAAGGTCGGGAACGAGTTTGACGTGGCGCGAGCCAGAGCCGAGTTGTCGTTCATGTTGCGATCCTCGAGCGACTTCTCGCCGACGACCTTACCGTTCTTCATTTCGAACAGCGCCGACTGCGGAACCATCGAGGCAAGGCTGTCGAACACCCAGCAGATCGGCGCGTCGGCGGGGATCAGCTTGTTCTTGCGGATGTGGTTGGCTGCGACCACGCAAAGCTGGAGCGACTGCTCAAACGTGCGCGGCTTCTTGAAGATGAAGCGACCCGGCGTGACGTCGAGGCCGAGGCGAGGGGCGAGCACGAGCGAGAAGGACCGCTCGTGGTCGTTGAAGCCGGCGATACCACCTGCCTTCTGCGCTGCTGCCATCGCAGCGGTGGCGATCGCGGTCTTGCCGGACGAGGGCGGGCCGGCGATTTCGAGCATGCGACCAACCGGCAGGCCGGCGTTCCAGTCGGCGGCCGAGGCATTGTTCAGGGGCGGGAAGCCGGTGTCGAGGAACTGGCGAACCGTTGCCTCCTCGTCATTCACGCCGATCACGCTTGCGAGCGCCTTGGCGATATCATCTGCACTTGCCATTGAAGTCTCCTTTTTAGTCATCGATGAAGTCCACGCCGTCTTCAGGTTCGCCGGCGGTGGTCTGGTCCTCGTCTTCGTCGTCAATATTGACTGACGATTGCAGGCGTTTCATTTCCTCGCGCTGTCCACGCGTGAGGCGGCCGCCGAGTGCCTTTGCAGCGGCCTTACCGTCGAGCTTGGAAAGGTCGACATGCTCGCCCGCCTGCGGGAGTGCCGGGCCGGCCTTCATCGGCGAGACAACGACGTTGGTCACTGCAACCGGCGTGGCAGCCAGGGTGACAGGCGCTGCGATCGGCTGGTCGAGCGAGAACTCCGCGCTCGTGGTGGCTGCGATCTGCAGGTCGAGCAGTGCGCGCGAATGCGAGGCGTGCAGCGATGCATTCAGGTGCGCAAAGGCCTTCGCCACATCTTCCGGCGACAGTGACGCGGCGATCTTCTCGATCACCTTGCCGAGAGCCTGGATCTGCTTGCCCGCGGAGCCAACGGCCTTTTCGAGTTCCTTGCGATGCTCAGACATTGGAGCTCCTTGCCATGCCGACCAGAGCGACCAGAATGCCGAGAACGACAATCACCGGCCAGAAGAACAGCAGGACGATCGTGCGAGGGTCGTTGGTGTCCTCGCCGGACTCCGCGACGTAGCAGAGCATGGCAATGTAGCCACAGAAATAGAGAGTGATCAGAAGACTGATCAGGACGGTGTTCATGCTGCGAGATCCTCTTGGAGGTGGTGGAAGGCAGGAAAGACGCTGAGCCAGGTCGACAGATCCTTGGTCAGCGACTTGAACAGGAAGCGATCACAGAAGGTGCGGAACCGGTCGATATCCGGCGTGCCTTTGTCGATCTGCATATTGATGGGCGCGGGACGCGCCGAGGTGCGCAGGTCCATCAGACGCATGTTGCGCTGGAAGATCATCTGCTTCTCCTCGCTCTCGGCGAAGGTGCGGATCTTCTTGTGCAGCTTGGAGACGTCGATGCTCTTGTCGAGCACCATGTTCGAGAAGTTCGCGACCGTGCCGTAGAGCGCGAGAAAGTCCTGTGCGCCCTTGCCACCGATGCCACCGACGCCTGAAATGTTGTCACCGGCGTCGCCCATCAGGCACTTGAGCTCGAGGAACTGCTGGAAGTCACCGACGGTGTAGCCGAGTGCCTTTTCGACGTCTTCAGCCTTGCGGATCTTGCGATCTGCAATCGGATCGAACCAGATGATGCCATCACCGACGAGCTGGACCCAGTCACGGTCGCCGGACACGAGAACGATCTTGTCGCCGCGAGCGACGTAGCGGTCAGCGAGAATGGCAGCCAGGTCGTCAGCTTCCATATTCATAGCGCGAACCTGGGCGACACCCATCAGCTCGAGCGCCTTCTTGATCGCCGGCATCTGGGCGGTGGCTTGCTTGCGGGCTTCCGCCTGCTCGATCTCGGCCTTGGTCAGCTCTTCGACCGGCTTGTTGCGGTTGGCCTTGTAGTCCGGATATTCCATCTTGCGCCAGGAAGCGCCGTCCCAAAGCACGATCGGCGTGACGTTGCCGTAGGTCGAAACAATCGAACGCAGGATGCGCAGAAAGCCATAGACGGCCTGAACCTGCGTATTGCCGACCTTGAGGGGCTTGGTGTTGTTGGCGGCGTGCGTGATGTTGGGGCCGTCTACGAGCAAATAGCGGTTCATGAAATCCTCTTTGAAATGAAAATGCCGGAAGCGTCTGGGAGACCTTCAAACGCTTCCGGCTGAGACAGACCGGCTGATTGGCGAAACCGGTCTGTCAGATCACTGCGGAAAGGGGCGCAGCGATTAGAGGTTGTCGAGGTCCGCAAGGACGTCATCGAGATCGCTGTCGTCGATGGCTTCGGCCGCAACTTCTTCCTTCGCTGCGGCCTTCGGAGCCGGAGCGGTCTTCTTCGCAGCAGCCGTCGTCTGCTTGGCAGCAGTCTTCGGTGCCTCTTCGTCCGTATCGAACGGAGGTTCGTCGTTGAGATCCTGCGACAGATCTTCCTCGACGACCGTTTCTTCCTCTTCTTCGCGAACCTGAGCAGCGCGCGAGGTCAGGGCAGCGGTCGGCGTCTTGGAGCCGATGCGCGGCACGTTGATCTGAGCGATCTGCGCGATGGCATTGATTGCCTTCGTTTCTTCGCCCTTGAAGAACTCCTTGTTGATGTGGTCGAGCAGGTTGTGGCAGCCGGCGAGATGTTCCTTCTTGACCGGCTGGGACGTGCCCGGCGCAGCGTTGACGGAATACTCGGTGTTAAGGCCCTTGCCGGAGCGAGAGATGGAGATGTCGATGCCGTTCTTCGGATCGAGCACGTCCTGGTCTTCTTCGGCGTATTCCTGGACGAGACCCATGATCTTGCCGAAGGTCGTGGTCGTGACCTCGAGGATCTGGACTTCATCCGGGTTGGTCGAGCCCTTCGAGCGATCAAGCACGTTCAGGAGAACGGACTTCTTCGCACGCCAGCTTTCGTAGAGCTTCTTGCTGTCTTCATCGAACGCCGAGGCAATCGCCTGGTCGATGGCGGTGTCGATTTCGCAGACTTCCTGGAAGACGACGTCACGGCAGCCAACAACGGCGACCGGCTTGTTGCTCTCGAGTTCCGTCTTGATCCAGTGCACACCGAGGTCGGCCCAGAACTGGACATCGGCGTCGGGAACGAGGATGCGGTAACGGTTGGTGCCTTCCTTCGGCTTGATGCGATTGCCGCTGGAGCGGGAATACTTGTTCGCAGCCTGGGAGACGAGCTTCTGAAGAGCGGGGGAGAGTGCCATGCTTTTAGTCCTTTCGTTCGCTGATAAGCAGGTAATTTGATTCGCTGGTTAGTAGCTATTTCGCTAATTCGCGAATTCGCTAAAACTATAATAGCGAGAGTTTGTTGGGATGCGCGTGGTTATTGCGCGACCAGTGCGGAAATCTTCGCGGCCTGGCTTGCTGCGGACTTTGCTGCTGCCGTCTTGGCGGCTGCACGGCGCGCGGCGCGCACGGCTTCGGCGTCATGCGCTTCGGCCTCGGCACGGCTCTGGGCTTCGTGAGCCTGGAGCTTGGTGACGATCGAAGTGATCGGGCTGCAGATCGACTCCACAGTTTCTTCGATACCGAACTGGCGCTTGATGAATGCGATGATCTTTCTCATGTTGCTCCTCGAGTGTGATCAATCAATGTTTACTGAACGTAATAGACAGGGAATCGTCGGACTGCGCAGAGAATTATGCGGCAATCGAACGATCGGCGGCTCGCTTCAGATACTTCTCCTTCAGGTCATCGACGTGAGCCTCGGACTCGCGCTTCTGCTGGATGGAGAGCTCGCCCTTCATCTCCTCGCGCATGATCAGACCCTGCTGGATCAGCATGTCGCGACGATGCCGGAAGGCTTCGACAGCCGTCTTGGCGACGGACTCGATCTGCTTGGCTTCGTTGAGCGCCCGGTTGACGGCGCGCACGCGCTCGTGGCGGGTCACCTGCTTCTCGACCTGGGCTTCCGTGACCTTCTCGCCACGATTGACCATGCCGTCGCGAATGACGCGGTAGACCTGCGCCTCGATGTTATCGAGGAGCATCTTGATGTTGTCGACCTGCCGGGACGATTTCGCAGCGAGTTCGCCATAGTGGGCGAAGAGCGATGCCTGGCGCATCATCGCGTCCGACAGGTTGATCGTCGTATAGGAAAGGTCTTCCTTGAGCTTCGCCATGTCGATGAACTGGCGCACCGTGATTTTCTGTGCTTCTGTCACTGTTTCTTCCTTATGTGCTTTCTGAATAATAGCGCGTTCGCGCTTGGAATTGCTCACTAATCGAGCAGGTCAACGACGGATGCGAACACATCCTCCATCAGCTCCTGCTTCTCCGGCGCGAAATAGATCTCGCCGGGATTGAAGCCGATCACCAGGTTGGCATCGAGCTCCTTGGAATAGACAATCTTGCCGGCGACGTCGGAGGCCTTGCCCTTCAGATCAGGCATGAACTTGCGCACGATCGCCGAGCCGAGCAGGACGATGATCGGCGGCTTCAGTGCCTCGATCTCGCGCTCGAGGTAGGGCCAGTAGAGGGCGATCTCGTCGGCTGACACCTGCTTGCCGGACTTCGGCCGCTTCAGCATCGAGGTCCAATAGACGTTATCGCGTCCGAGCTCGTGGGCGGCGAGCGCATCGATGACCGGTGCGGACGCCTTGCCGTAACTCATCATACCTTCCTGCTCTTCCGGATTGTTCGGCGCGTCGGTGATGATCATGAATTCCATGCGCTTGCCGACGAGCGGTCGCACCATGATCCCGTCTTCGGACAGGGCGCTCGAATAGTCGTGAATGATCTCGGCGATCACGTTCTTCGTCGCCTTGTCATTCTCCATGCCGCGATTGACCGGCACGTTCGCCATGACGAGACCGGGGAGGAGCTCAAGCTGGTCGCGGATACGTGACGGATCGCTCGGTCCGAGCTGACCGGACTCGATGCGCGAGAACGCGCCGACCTTGTCGAGCACGTCCTGGTGCTTGACGTTGCACCGGCGTTTCTCGACGCGATCGAGAAAGTCCTTCTTGTTTTTGAACGGACCCGACTTGCGCGCCTCGAGGATCGCCGTCGTCGTGTTGGTGGAGATCCCCTTGATGCGCTGGAACGGGATCACAAGCCGAACGTCGGTCAGGATCTCGAAGCGCTCGGTCGAGGTGTTGATGTCGGGCATGTTGACGTCGATGCCGAAACGCTGCGCGTCTCTGAGGATCGCCGGCAGCTTGTCTTCGCCAAGCAGCGTGAGGGCGGCTGCGAAGAACTCGACCGGATAGTGTGTCTTCAGCCACATCGACTGCCAGGAGATCAGCGAATAGACAACGGAGTGGCTTTTATTGAAGCCGTAGCCGGCGAAGCCTTCGATCTTGTCGAAGAGGGTGCCTGCCCATGCTTCCTCGCAATTGATGGTCTTGACGCAGCCTTCGACGAAGTTGCCGCGTTCCTTTTTCATCTCCTCGGGCAATTTCTTACCCATGATCTTACGGAGCTTGTCAGCTTGCGCGCCTGTGTAGCCGGCGATCACCTGAGAGATCTTCATGACCTGCTCCTGGTAGACGATGACGCCGTAGGTCTCGTTGAGCACCGGCTCCATGAGCGGGTGGTCGTATTCGACATACTCGTTGCCTTGCTTGCGCAGGTAGTAGCTGTCCATCATGCCGGACTCCATCGGACCTGGTCGATAGAGCGCTGTCGCCGCGGTGACGTCGTCGAAGGAGATCGTCCCGTCCTTGCCGACCTCGCGCAGCAGCTTGCGCATGCCGGCACTTTCGAACTGGAAGACGCCGGTCGTCAGGCCTTTGGCGAAATTCTCAAGCACTTCAGGATCATCGAGCGGAATCTTCATGAGGTTCAGCTTCTTCTGCCGACGCTCGAAAACGTAGGTCTGGATCAGCGCGATGAGGTCGAGCGTGTTGAGACCCAAGATGTCCATCTTGACCAGGCCCTGGTCCTCAACGATGCGCTTGTCCCAGCAGACGACCGCGGAGTCACCCTTGCGTCGTTCGATGACGGCGCGCTCCTCGAGGTCGACACCGCCGACGACGATGCCGGCTGCGTGCTGCGACATGTTGCGGATGGTGCCCTCGAGACGCTCCATGATCTGCCAGTGGGCGGGATACTTCTCGGCGAAGGCGCCGATTTCAGAGACCTGTTCGGCGCAGTCGGGCAGGGGCACGTTGGCGCCGTGCAGTTTCGGCACGAACTTCGAGACGGAATAGTCCTTCTCTGGCAGCCCGAAGGTGCGCCCGACGTCGCGGATCGAGGACGCGGCGGCAAGTCTGCCGAAGTTCGACACACCGGCCACGCGCTTGTCGCCGTGCTTCTTAATCAGGTAGTCGACCACCTCGTGCCGGCGCTCGGACATGAAGTCGAGGTCGGCGTCAGGAAGGTCGAGACGCTCCGGGTTGATGAAGCGTTCGAACAACAGTCCGAAGCGGATCGGATCGCAATCGGTGATGCCGAGCAGATAAGCGACGAGCGAGCCACCGACGGAACCACGACCTGGTCCGACGAGAATACCGGCGTTCTTGGCGAACTGCACGACGTCCTGAACGAGCAGGAAGTAGCCGGAGAACGAGAGTTTCTTCAGGATCTCCAGCTCGTAGGTGAGGCGCGGCTTGTAGATCGACACCAGCTCCTCTTGTGTCGGCTGATGACCGAAGATCTCGGTGGCAAAGCGACGCTTCCAGCCGAGCTTGCACTCCTCGACCAGCTTTGCGAACTCGTCAGGCGCCATCTGTGGCAGCGAGACGGGCGCCTTCTCCCAGGTGTATTCGACCTTTTCGACCAGGCGGTCGGTGCTGGCGAGCCCGCGCTTAAACAGATCGCCGGCGTTGGTGACGCCGCGCAGCTTCAGATGCTTGGCAGCGGTCATCACTTCCGCGGCGAGCTCCTTGGTGCCGAGCACATGGAAGTCGCGATTGTGAGCCGAGCGATGCCAGGGATCGGCGACCTTGTTGCCGCCGGCGATTGCGCCCATCACCTCATGAGCATCTGACATGTCCGTCTCGTAGTAGGCGGGTCGGACGACGAGCAGCGGGATGGTGAACTTCTGCGACAGCTCCGCCGACTTCGCGTTCACGGCGCCGAAATAGGGCGTGTTGACCGGCACCAGCGGTGCGTAGACGTAATCGGGATGGCAGTGATCGACCAGCTCCTGAACGATCTTGTCCACGTCCGGGTGCATCAGCACGCCCTGGGTCTCGCCAAGATGAAAGGCGAGGTTGCCAGCACCGATCGCCGCGAGCTCGTCGTAGAGGTCGTCAAAGGAGAGCTTGGCGGTGTAATAGAAGCGATCCGGGCCGTTCGCCTTGGTGAGCAGCCGGAACACCGTCTTCATGCCTTCCTCGGTCAGCACATAGGCAGTGACGAAATACTCCGCGGGCATGTGCTTCTTCTTTTCGCCCTTCGCCGGCCGCCAGGTCGGATCGTCGGACAGACGCAGACGCACGCCGATGATCGGCTTGATACCGTTCTTCTTGGCGCGATTGGTGAAGTCGATCATGCCGGTCACGGACATGCTGTCGGTGATCGCGACGGCCGTGGCTTTCTGCTCGACGGCGAAGTCGACCAGCTTCTCAGCCGTCAGGATGCTCTCACCAAGCGAGAAGTCGGTCCTCGCTGCCAGAATGGAATGCATGTTATCTCCTCAGTGTGACTGCGCCGTCGATGACATCGACTGCGCCAATGTATGCGAGCGCCTGCATTGCCATGCGTGCGTGGCTGTCGGCTGTGCCCTTCGACCAGTTGAGCTTGGTCTCGAGCGCCATCGCCAAGACCTCGCGGCTCATCGGCTGCTTCAGCTTCAGAAGCAGATGCGAGGCGATGCGCATGAACTGCATGCCGGCGTTGTCGAAGGGATTGCGCCCTTCGCGGAAACCTTCGGTGACGCGGATCTTGGACCGCTCGATGCGCTCGACCAGCGCCTGGGTCTTCTTGGCGAGCATCATTGCCGGCGAGGGATGCGCCGATGGCTCTTCTTTTCGGTTTGGCGCTCTCTTCTTGACGCGAATGCCGAGCTTCTCGCGCAGCGCGATCAGGTTCAGTTCGTGAACCGGGCCACACTGATCCTTGAAGGTGCAGACCGAGCAGACCGGCGCGTTCTCGTCGAAGGCGAGTGCTGAGCCGAAGCAGCCAGGCGCAAATTGCGGTATCGTGTTGCTCATGCCATTTTCCTCTGCATCAGCGCGCCGAGCTTCCTGACTTCCTTCAGGATCTTCGTTCGCTCGAGGCGGTTGACGCCCATCACCTTGAATACGATCGCCGTCGTCAGGTGGCGGGGCGTGACGAAATCGACGCCGATGCTCTCGGCGTGTCTGGAGCGGCTCTCAAGCTGCAGGAGCTGGTCGAGCAAAAGGGTCGGCTGATCGTAGAGCAAGCGCAGGAACGTCGCGGCTTCCGGCGAGATGCGCTTGGAGACGTGCTCGAGGTGCGAGCGCTCCTCGTAGTCGTGGCCGATCTCCGGCTCGTCGCTGGCGATCTGGTCGTGCATCGAGCCTTCGTCCTCATCCGGACTGTCGAGCGTTTCTGTCCACTCGTCGTTGATCCGGTTGAGCAGCTTGCGGCGGAGATCCCAGCGCACGTAGCGCTTCAAGCCTTCAATCATGTATGCCTGGAAGGGCACGTTCTGGCTCGCGTCGAACGTGTCGCGAGCCTTGCACCATGCGATCCAGAGCTCCTGCTCGACATCGTCGCGGGTGATGGAGCGAGCGCCAGCAGCGTGAAGCTGGCGCATAACGATCCACGCGATCCGCTTGATGCGCGGTGCGCTCTCGCGGTAGTCGATCATCCGAAGTGCCTTTGCATCATGTCTTCGATCGCCTTCTGGTCGACACGCGAGCAGCGATTGACGAAGGCTTGCTTCATGCCGAGCTTCGGGTTGTCGCCGTAGACGAGCGACAGTTCGGCCGCGTTGATCAGCTCGCGCGGCGACAGCGTCATTGAGATCGCGCCGTCGACGAATGCCTCGCGGACGGTGTTTGCGACCTTCACGAACTTGTCAGCATCCGGCTTGGTCAGACCGACGCGCGAGCGAAGCACAAGCGCTTCCTGGGCTGCCGGCATATACTTGACCTCTTCGGTGATGCCGAAGCGCGAGTAGGATGCTGCGTTCTGGATCATCGTGCCTTGATAGAGGCCCGTCTCGTCGCCGACGCCATTGGTGTTGCCGGTCGCAACGAAGCGGAAGTCAGGATGCGGATGAATGACGCGCTGATCGATCGGAGCGTCCTTGATGACGAGCGGCTCGCCTTCGAGCACCGGCTGATAGAGCGCGATGACGGAGGGCATGGCGAAGTCGTATTCGTCGGCGCAGTAGATCATGCCGTATTTCATGGCGAGCGCGAGCGGCCCGAGCTGGAACTCGGTGTAGCTGGCGCCCTGGTCGTTGGTCTTGACGACATACTGACCGAGAATGTGCGCCTCTTCGGTGTTGCCGGTGTGCTGGACGCGCATGAACGGGCGACCGGTGCGCGCGGCGCACTGCTGAAGCACCGTCGTCTTGCCTGTGCCGTGCAGACCCCAGAGATAGATGTTCTTGCCGAGCTCGAAGCCGACGCAGACCGTCTTGATGAGGTCGATGTTGAAGACGTAGTCCGGATCGACCCTGCGAACGTAGGCGTCGGCCTCGGGGTGATGCTCGGTGAGCACGCGGATCGAGATCGGATTGCCGGTCGAGCTCTTGATCGGCTGCGGGCCGAGGTCGAAGACCTCATTCATCAGGCGCTCGGCGAAAGCGAAGGGCTGCGCCGGCGCGAAGCTCTGCATCCGCTGCTCGCGTTCGAGGGCGACCTTCTTCTTCTCCTGCTGCTGAATGGCAATGCGCTTGCCATATTCCGACAGGATCGGCTCGCCGGGATATTCCGACTTGTAGCGATCGATCGTCCAGTCAGGATGGTTGTCGCGCAGATAGATGCGAATGGAGTGGCACTGCCCGCCGTCGATCTTGCAAGTGATCGTGTTGGCAGCATCGGCTGTCTCGGTCATCAAGGTCTCCGTTTGTTGCTCGCGATTTGTTTCGCTGTTTTGATAAGTCAATATTTACTGAATGTGCGATAGGGACGCAAGTCAATATTGATTGACCGCGCAAGATCCCAACTACTTCGTCAGGATCTTGCGCAGCTCGGTCATCACGGCGCCAGGCAGTTTGGCGATGTCATCGAGGACGATGTGGTTGTCGTAGAACCGGCTGACGGCGTCGTCCATGATGCCGATGCCGACGAGGTCGATGCCGGCCGCCATCAGCTTGGTCGTCATCATGCGGAGGTGTTCGGCGTCGCGTTGGGCGCCAGCGGGGTGACCGTCGGACAGCACCATGATCACCTTGCGCTTCTCCTTGCGCTGGACCAGGCGCATGGCTGCGTATTCGAGGGACTCGCCGTCGATGTTGCCGCCCATGTTCGGCTGCTTTGCGCGGAAGTGGGCGAAGCGCTTCTTGACGTCCGAGTTGATCCGCTCGTTGAAGTCCTTGAAGATCGGCATGTAGATCGGCATCACTCGGCAGAACTGGATGCCCGTCTTGCGCTGCTCCTCGTCGTAGTCGTTGATCAGCTTTTCCATCGCTTCGCGATTGAACCGCTCGTTGCTCGTCCACATGCCACCGGTCGTGAAGCCCAGGCATTCATGCGGAATGTTGACGCGCTCCAGCACGGAGGAAAGCGCGTAGCCGGCGGTTGTCGCCAGCGCTGCCTTTTCACCTTTCATCGAGCCGGAGTTGTCGATCAGCAGCGAGACGGCGGTGTCCTTTGCCGTGATCTCGTGGCGCTGCGAGAAGATGCGGGCGTCGCCGGCGATCAGTCGGTGCAGACCGGGACCGTTGAGCTTGCCGGAGCGCTGACCGCCGACGTTGAAGACGCGCGACTGCGCTGCCATCATGCGCTCGATGTCCTTCTGCATGACACCGGTCATGGAGCGGACTTCGTCCTCGAGCTTGGTGACGTAGCTGCCGGCGTTCCAGTCCTTCGGGGTCGGATACGGCTCGATCATGTCGTATTCGCGGGTATAGACCGTGTAGTCAGCCTCGCGGCAGGCTTCGATCGCTTCCTTCTGGATCATCACGACGATCGACGCGGAGAGATCCTTGTCGGCGACGTCCTCGTCCGTGAGCTCGTCGAAAGGATTCGGCCCGTCGTAGCCGACGCCGGCAACCTCGTTCTTGTTCTCGTCGTCCTCGGAAGCAGCCTCAGTGTCGTCGTCGGAGTCGGTCTCGACAGCTAGATTGTTGTTCGAGCCTTCCGCTTCGTCGCCGTCTTCACCTTCGTCGTCGTCTTCATCGCCGCCAGCGCCTGGCGATGAGCCATCCTCGCTCTGTGCATCACGATCAGCCTCGTCATCATCACCGGAATCGCCGGCATCACTTTCACCGTCATCAGCGGCTGATTGGTCGTCATCGCCGCCATCTTCACCCGCCTCATCTTTCTCGTCCTGATCTCCGGCCTCAGAATTGTCAGCCGACTTAGGTTCGTCACCGTCGGTCTGACCATCATCGCCATCTTCATCATCGCCAGCGCCGGCAGATGCATCATCGGCATCGTCGTCTTCGCCATTTGACCTTTCTTCGTCCGACGCATCATCACTGGAACCAGAGCTTTGATCTGCCTGGTCTTCATCGTCGCCGGACTCTGCGTCACCTTTGCCTTTGCCTTCGTCGGCTTCGTCCTCGGGATCATCGCTCTTTCCATCTTTGCCGGAGTCACCTTCGTCCTCGCTCTCGCCAGGCTCGCCTTCGTCGGACGGCTCTTCACCGTCAGCGCCTTCGCCTTCGTCGTCGTCTTGCGGGTCGCTGTCCTCGTCGTCTTCACCGCCGGACGCGTTCTCGCTGTCTTCCTTGTGCTCGCGCTCGCCCTTGCCTTCACCGTCTTCAGAGGACTGCTCCTCGTCGGAGTGGTCTTCTTCGGACTCCTGGTCAGACGTGTCCTGGTCGCCGGACTGCGAATCCTGGTCGTCCTGCTCTTCGTCCTGGGGTTCAGGCTGGGGAGGGGCGGGCGGTGGTGGCGGGTAGAGGATAGCCTCGAGCTCGACCGCGGCGCGGTAGGTCTCCTCCGTGCTCGACAGATGGGGCACGCCGTCCTTGAACGACTGAGGCAGGCGCTTCATCAGCGCCTCAACAAGTGGATGATCCCAGTATTTGTTGTCGTCGAGGAAGTCCTGAAACTCTCTCTGACCGGAGAGCGCGCGCAGAACGCCGACGAGGAGATAGCCGAACTGTTCTTCCTGGCTCTTGGCAGCAAGCACAGCCGGCTGCGTGATCTTCTCGGCGAACCAGCTCCGGAGCTGCGCAATGTTCTTGCGCGAACCGGGGAACATCTCGCCCATCCGGCGTTCGACATAGGTGTCTTCGAGCAGGTTGTGGAGATTATGCAGACGCTTGGACTTGTCCTTCGCCTTGAACAGGAAGTCGGTGCACAGGACGTGGCCGACTTCGTGATCGATGAAGCCCTGGATCGCGAAGATGAACTCCGGCTCAGCGTTGTCCGGAATGCATGGAATGTTGATGTGGTAGGGCAGGCCAGTAACGGGGTGAGGCGCAACGTAGGCTCGAGTGCCGATCTGAGTGACTTTCAGACCTTTGCCGGCGATCATCGGGATCAACTTGGTGATCGCTTGGCGGAGGATTACAATTTCTTTGTTCATTGCGCTCTCACTGGTTCAATCAATGTTTACTGAACAGTTATCGCATTAAAAAACTTGGGTTGCGAACGGCAAGAGAAGGATTGCTGCGCCGATCACAGGGATAATGATGTGGACGTTTCCATATTCAGGATGGTCGCCGCTAAAGATGGTCATACTGCCAATTTCCTTGCGGGCCTTATTCACCAGCCTATTTGCCTGCTCATAGGCATCTTCGAAGTCGAGTTCTTTGACGGCTTCGGACTGGTTCATGCGAAGAGTGTTCATGCCCTGTTACCCTTTGGTGTGGTGATCGATCAATATTTATTGATCATCTAGCTCAGAAAGAAAGCGGCCGCTACCCCCGCGGCCGCCGTGAAAGCTACAAATGTAGCAGGCGTTACGAAAACGCCTTAGTGATCGCCGAACGACGTTGATCGTTGAGACCCGGATCAGAAGCTCCGGAGATCTCGCGGATCAACGTGATGATGGCTTTTTCGTTGGCGCTCATGAACATGGCGTCAAAGAGCTGAGTGGTCTCCTTGTCGTCGTTGGTGAAGTAGAGCTTAATCGCCATGCGCATCAGATGCGCCGGGTCAGTCTCCAGTGCCTTCGCCAAACCGATGACCCGATCGAGCGGCAATTTGGCGTCGCCGGTCTTGATCATGGAAATGATGCCTGGGGTCTTGAAACCCGCCTGTTGAGCGATCAATCTTTGGCTCTTGGTAGCCGCCAACTCATCGATGCGCTTGGAGAGGAACTTCGCCAGCTCGCTGTCAGCGTATGGACGTTCAATCATCTCGCTCATGTGTATATTAACCCCTTGTCCCTTCGAGTTTCTTTAGCGTTTATTCTGACAGCGTGTTTTTGTTCTATGTCAGTAATAGCGCTCACTTCTTGGGTTGATCGCGATTTTTTTATAGACAGATCGGCGAATGATAAGTCAATACCTACTGAACGCCCAATCGCCATTAAATTGCAACGGGGTTCAAAATATCCAAGATATTTGTATTTTATACCTATTTTAGGTTGAGTGACTGAAAGCTAATCGAAAGGATTCGTTGCACTGGTGCAATTATTGGCGTCTTGAATTTGAAGGATTCGATTGGCTCCGGGGACCTAATTGTTGACATCGAAATCCAAGGATTCATTTGAATTATAGACTTCGATTATTAGGACGCATTACATATCGCTGATTCGGCGTTTTAAGCTTCAAGTTCCATAAGCGCGGTTATGCCACATTCGGCCGTCCAATGATCGTTGAACGCCCGCCCCTTGCAAAATATAGAGAATCGCGTCACTTGTTATGGCGAGTGCATTATGGAGATTCGCGTATGAGTCGCTCAGCCGAGAGAATGGCAGAACACAGGAAGCGCCTAAAGGAGGCAGGCCTGTTGCAATCCACAATCTGGCTATCGAAGGATGACGAGGTCAAGCTCTCGGAGTTTATGCAGGTCAACCAGATCAGCACGAAGTCGGAAGCGATCCAGAAGGCATTGAGACTGGCATTTACAGAGGACGAAATGGAAATGCGGGCCTAACAAAGCCAAAGAGCCCCAGAACCGGCAAGTTCTGGAGCTCTCGATATCTGCGAATCAGTTGGGAGTCCCAACGACCGTTCACAAGTCGTTTCTCCCATGAATTCAAAGTGGTGTCAACGCTCCTCGGAGCGAACGGCGAAGTTTTGCCCCCGATTCGGGGATATAAATCATGGAGAAGACAACTAACTCCGGCTGGCGAAAGCTGCCGGAAGGCCCACCGATTCTGTTTAGTGGGCATCACGACGCCTCACGAAGTCAGTTATTTAGGGTTAAGAAACTTGCCGATCAGGCTCTAGGACTCGCGCGCTCAAGTATAGCGGTCCTCGGGAGTCTGATTAGCTTCTACCACGAGCCGCTCAAGGGAAGAATCCTCGTCTGGCCTTCCAACGAAGCACTCTGTGACGCCACCGGCTATTCAGAACGGGCGATCAGGATTGCCTTGCGTGATCTGATCGACAAAGGACTCGTTGCTGCCAAGGACAGTCCCAACGGCAAAAGATTCTGCCAGCGCGACAAGAGGTCTGGACAGATCGTCGACGCCTATGGATTCGACCTCTCCGGGCTCATTGAACGCGAGAAAGAATTCAAGGAGGTCGTCCTCAACCAGAACGCCGAGCGCGATCTCAGGAAGCGCGAGTGGGATGATCTGACGGTGTGCCGGCGTTCCGTCGACCAGGTGATCCGGACCTTTGGCGAGTGGCATCCCGATTTCGACATACGCGAACTCGTGGCGAAGTTCGACCGGCTCCTGGCCCAGACACCGCGGCGGGCAAAAGATCGCGCTGCAGGCCCTCTCCTGGGCGCTTGGCGCGGGCTAAAGGAAGAGGCAGAAGCTCTGTTTCATACCGCCAATGACGGCAATAATTGCCGGCACAAAGAAGACAACAACGAAGCCTTTGACCAGTCTTGTAATAACGGCCAAGAAGGGTTGGGTAGGGGCGAAATCAGCCTGGGCGACGTGGTGGCGGCCTGCCCTGCTGCGATCGGCTATGCCGACAAGGTGCGAACCGAGACCGAGCTGGTATTGGAGGCCGGGCGACTGCGTGGCGCGTTCGGGACTCACCGGTCGGCCTGGGAGGAGGCCTGCGCCGATCTTGGGCGGGTGCGGGCCGCGGTGACCTTCTTCATGGTGCTCCAGCTTTACGACGACGATCAGAACGGCCGCCGGCAAATCAAGAACTTCGGCGGGCTCTTCAGGGCGACGGCCCGGCGCGTGGCGGCCGGCGAGCTGGATCTTGTCGCCGAGATCGCACAGATGAAGCGACGACGGCACCACTGACGAAAAAAGGGTGGTCCGAAGACCACCCAGTTGACATGAACGGGAGACTATCGATCACTCGATAACACTATAATAGCGCTCAAGAATCGGGATTGCGCAGAAAGTTACGCGGCCTTCTTCAGCTCACGAAGTGCTTCGCCGGCCTTGTCGTCACGGAAGATGATTTTGCGCGGATGACGAAGAGAGCCGTCGGGCGTGACCTCGTTGAACTTCACCTCGATCATACGACCGAGGAACTTGAAGCCGCGATCGAACACCTGGTCGAGTGGCAGGGAGTAGCCTGGTTTGAAGCCGACCTTCGGATCGATCCCGAGAATGGCCGCGTCGTGTTCCCAGTCCTTGTAAAGCTGGTCGCGTTCGTCTGAACTCCAGCCGCCACCAACGCGCACCTCGACATCTTCGTGGTCGACGATAGCACCACCGAGCCGATCCTCGTTCTCGGAACCGGCCTCGCCGTTGTAGAAGCCGGTGATGAAGAGATCCTTCGTTTCCTCCGGCTTGAGTTTCAGCCAGGTGTAGGACTTCTTCTTCTCGTAGGCGCCATCCCAGGTCTTGACCATCGCGCCCTCGAGGCACTTGGGCAGACCTGTCGCCTCGTCGATGAGGATCTCGAGGAGCTGGACCTCGCGCTCCTTGTCACCGCGAGCGAGATAACTCGCCAGCGTCTGATTGGCATAGTGCTCGTAGATCCGGGCAATGTCGTCGTGGTTACGCGCGATCTGGATCTCGGTCGGGTAGATCGGCGACTGACCGATGACCTGGGCGTTCTCCACGAAGAGCTGAAGCTGGATGCGCCGGGCAGCCAATGGCACCTGGTAGGGCTTGTTTCCGATGAAGCCGTCATAGGGGAGAATATCGAAGGCGTGGAGCTCTGCACCCTCTGCCTTCTCGCCCTTGCGTCGGAGCGCGCCGGTCGCCGAGAACAGACCCATCATTGCTTCGGTGTCGACCACGAAGGACGGATGCTCTTCGTCGCCGCGGAACAGCGTGCGCAGAAGATCCGCATAGTGCTTGTCGGCCTTCGCCTGGGTGCGCAGTTCATAGGCAGTCTTCAGCAACGGTTCGACCAGATACTGCAGCGCCTCGATCGCATTGCCGGAGCGGGTGAAGAAAGCCCCCTTCCCGTTCACCGCAATGAAGGTGCAGCGATAGCCGTCGAGCTTCGGTTCCTCTGCCACCGGGAACTTCGTGACGCGCTTTTCCTCGTAAGGATGGGCGCGCATGACGCCGAACGACGGCAAGAAGTCAGGCAGGACGGCTGCGATCGTCGAGTTGGAGATGCCGACCTTCCAATCCTTCGCGAGGATCTTGAAGAGGATCTGCCGGCTCGGTTCGTCGAGGACACTGAAGAGATCGTTGATCTCCTCCTTTGCCATGTTACCGGTCAGTGACCGTGTCGACAGCCTGGTTAAATGGCTTTCGACGATCGGATCATCGATGCTGATCTGCGCCTGGCTTGCGGCCGCCGGCATCTTCGTGACCTTGATCCCGTAGGTGATGAAGGGGTCGTAGGTCCACTTGCAGATGAACTGGCCGATATCGGTCTGCAAAAGACCGGTCAGGATGAGCTGCTTGTCGATGCGACCAGGCGCCTGCCCGATCGCTTCGATCAACTCCAATGCATGTTTCGCTTCCAAGTTTGTCTCCTATGCTGCGACGGCGTTGATCGCGGCGGAAAGATCGCCGGTCATTGCTGCCTGGTTGATGGTGTGGTTGACAGGTTCGGGCTTCGGCCGGATGGCGGCCGGAGATGCGTGCTTGCGAGGTTCGATATGCTGGGTCTTCTTGCCGTCATAGCCAGGCGCGACCTTGAGCTGAGCTTCGACGCGCGGACGGGCTGACATGAGGAGCTCGCGCTCCGTGTCGGAGATACCGGCCCGTTCGAGCTCTCGCTGAATCGGAATGCGCGGTGCAATGCGCTCGAGGATGTCGGCGTGAAGCTTGCCCCTCTTCGGCTCGAGCGAGCCGTAGTCGTCTGAGACATCCTTGCCGTAGCTAATCTTGCGAACGATCTCAGCGGCCGGGCACATGGAGCAGTTCATGGCGGCCTGGCACCCTCGCCGCTTTTCGACGTGCTTGCCCATCCACACCGCTTCGCGCAGCACCATGCATGACGCCATCTTGGTGTCGGCGTTGAAGACTGGGCAGGTGAAGCTGAACTGGTTCTGGTTCGACAGGGTCAGGTATTGAGCCATCAAAATCTCCCGAAATTCTTGTTCTGGCGGTAGGTTGCTGCCTGCTCGGCAAGGTGCTGAGCCTCTTCGGCGCGCTTGGCTGCCTCGATCTCTTCGCGCGTATGGCTGCGCGGCTTCTGCTCACCGAGGTAAGTGCCGTTTTCAGCAAAGCGCGGCTGCTCGAGCTCACGGCGCTGGCTGGTGTCGATGCCGAGATCGAGGTGATCGAGCATGGAGCCGGGCAGCTTCGGCCAGAGGGCCGGTCCAAGTCCCATCCGGAGCTCGCGCTCGTCGTTGCACCTTTTCGTGGTGTTGGACTTGATCGCGTAGCCCTTGCGGGTCTTGGAGCTGAGCATGGACTCGAACTCCTTCTCGACCTTCGCCTGGTCGCCGGTGACGATGATAATCTCGCCGAGCCGGCCGTCGTTCTTGCCGTAGCGTTTGACGAGCGCGGACTTACCATCGGCACCGACGACACAAATCAGGTTGTAGAATTTGTTCGACCTTTTACCGTCGCTGCTCTCAAGATTAATGTTAGCGATTTCAACTGGATAGCTCATGCTCTTTCTCGCTTTTGCTTATGTCTCTGATATAGCGCGATGTTGATTGGGTTGTAAGTCAATGTTGACTGATGCCCTTTTACGCGCGTCGCTTTACCGCGTAGGGATTGCGCAGCCGCCATTTGACATCGACAGCCGGCGTCCAGACGGTCGCGGCGTAGTAGGCCTGACGCACCACCTCGCCTGGCACTTCGTTCGGATCCTTGTCAGGTGGCAGCAGTGCAATGCGGGTCTGAATGCCGATCGCAGTCACGCGCTTGGCGGCGTCGAGCGCTGCGATCAGCGCCTTCGTCTCGCCGTCCCACATGATCGTCAGCCGTTTGATGCCCTGCCGGCGGAGCTGCGTCAGCCTACCGATCTGGTCGTCACCATCCAGTGACCCGTAGGAGAGGTGCTTGCCGAAGGAGCCGACCGGCACGATCCGGCGCAGTTGCACATCCTCGTCGAAGGCGATCTTGATGGCGGCGACGTCGAAAGCCCCCTCGCCCATCGCGATCTCGTCGGTCATGACGACGTTCTGACCGTTGTAGAGGTAGCGGCCCGTTCCAGGCAGTTCCTTGGGGAAGAGATACTTGCGGGTCTTGTTGCCGGTGAGGTCGCGCCCCTGAAATGTCTTCAGCGAGCCGTCGAGGTCGTAGACCGGGATGATGACGCGGTCGTCGAACTTCTGCATCGCCTTGTTGCCCTGCTCGTCTACGAACTGCCAGAAGCCGAACTGGCAATAGCGCAGGTTGAAGTAGCGGGCGTAGTCGCCGGTTATGCCGCGGTTCTCGAGGTATTCGAGGTTCTCGCCGTCTTCTGTCGGCAGCTCCTGCGAATACGGCAGGATCACCTGGCCGGGATCGACCGCCACACCTGACAGCCGCTTCGGCCGCCAGCCTTGGTCAGAGAGGATCTCCTTGCAGAAGCGCAAGGTGTCGGCCCATTTGCCGGTTCCAAGGTGAGCGTGAACGAAGCGCGACTTGTTGTAGTGGGCATTGCAGGAGAAGCAGTTGCCAAGGCCGCTATCGGCGTTGAGATAGACGCGGTAGCGATTATCGCCACACTCGGGACAATCGCGCGCGTTGATCTGCATGCCAGACGAGCCGCGGCCCATCTTGTAGGCGAGCGACTCCCGGTCGAAGAAGAACTCCAGGTCGAGGTTCTGGGTGATCTCCTCGAAGATGTTTTCCATCAAACTCTCCCGAGAACCTTGGTGAGGAACTTGAGCTTGTCGCGCTCCTGACGAATGCGGATCGAGAAGCCGTCTTCAGAGTTTCGCGAGGCAGCCCAGAACAGACGCGCCTCGCCCGACTGCTTTTCAGCGTCGGTGGCGTTGATGCCGATCACGACGTCGGCAATACGGATCTTGTTGAAGTCCTCAGACACGTCGGTCATCTTGGCGGTATGAGCACTGGCGCCGGCGCGGTTGGTCTGCGTGGCAGAGATCAGCGCCAGGTCGTGCTCGTGGGCAATGGCGCGGATATCGACGTAGATGGACTTGGAGTTCTCGATAATGTTGTCGGTGCGATACTCGGCCGCCATGATGTCAGCGTAGTCGACCGCCAGCAGATCGAGAATGATGCCTTCTGACCGCCAGCGCTCGAGGAGCCGGTAGATCGCCGATGGCTTCAGGGTGCCGGTCGCATAGTCGCGGAGCAGCAGCGTGCCGGCCTTTGCCTCGGCCGCCTTGATCCTGTTGCGCACCGTCTGCGGATCGTCCTTCAGCAAACGCATAGCGGTGTCTGCGAGGTTAGCGTCGAGACGATCGGCGATGATCGCCTTGCTCACTTCGAGCGACAGATAGGCGGTATTGTAGCCGAGCAGCGAGGCGTTCTTGGTGAACTCGCCAAGCGACAGTGACTTACCGGACTTTGCTGGACCCATCATCAGCGACAGTTCCTGCCTGCCCCATCCGTCGTGGTGGAGATGGCAATCGATCTCGCTGTAGCCGGTCGAGATGCCGCGCTTGACGATCTTGCCGGCCTTCCAGTCCTCGCGGACCTGGGTTCGATTGTCGATCTCGGTCCAATAGTTGTAGTCGCCGTCATCAACCTCGGCGCCGACGAGCAGTGCTGCCTTCTGAAGCTTCTCGATCCCCTTGAAGTCGCCACGCTGCAGGAGCTCGACGCTCTTGATGAGCGCGTTCTCCATCGCCTGGTGCCTCGCGAAGTCCGTCACCTTCTCCAGCACGTAGCTCGAGTTGGAGAGGTCGGTGCGCATCGCATCTTTGATGGCCTCCTTGAGGTCGGGCATCATGTCGTCGCGGATGCGCTTCTTGGTGCGCTCGTCCTTGATGATCTGCGTGAGGATGCGCAGATCGGGAACAGCCCTGTGGACCTTGATGTGCTCCTTCACGAGCCGGACCAGCACTCCGCTGGCGCTGCTTGCCAGATAATCCGGGTCGATCAGATCCTTTGCGCGGTTGGCGAACTTGCTGTCGCGCAGGAACAGCGCCGTGACCTTCTTCTGGAAGGCCTCGTCAAAATCCCACTGTGCCACTTCAGCCGTTTGCTCTTCCGCGCCCTGCACTTCTTCAGTCTCTTCGGTTTGTGCTTCTGCGAGGGACATACAGCTTCCTTTCTCAATCAGTCAATATTTATTGAACGCTTTAGGCTTAGAAAAAGCGCTCGTATCGACCTCTCATGAGCATCGCTCACATGAGAAGATATCGAATACAGCGCGGGTTGCTACTGGAGATACGTATAGACCCGCTGGACCTGTTCAGGCTCGTAGCGGGCTTCGACCTTGCTCAAGGGCAGCACGTCGTCGTTGACGAACTGTGCCAGATACATCGGCGGATTGGCACGCAATCCGGCCTGCTTGAAGAGCCAGTCGTGATAGTCGTCCTGATGGGCGATCGAGCGATAGTTCTGGATCATGTAGCAGGGATCTTCGGAGAGATAGAGCTTGGTGGTCTGCATCTCCTCCCACTGTGCCTGCGTGTGCTCCACATCGAAGCTTCCGTAGAGGTGATGCGGCCGGGGCAGATGCTTCTGGTTCCAAAACCGGAGGCGCCGGCCCATCGTCGTGTGAATGTATTCGCGGTATGGCATGCCGAGCGCATCGGCGACCTGGCGTCCGCGGTAGCAGGCGGCAAAGAGACCCTTGGCCTTGGCGTCGTTGTTGGCAAGACCGCTGAAGATCGACTCCACGCTGGGTGGTCTCACGAAGCTCGCTGTCTTGCGATCAACCTGGGCCGCGTAAAAAGCACGATAGACTTCCGTGAAGGCCTGAATATAGAGCCTGGTCGCCTGGACCGGCGTCATCATCCGGTAGTCGAACCACTTGGAACGAAAAAGCTCCGGCTCAAGGGCCAGGAGCTTCTTCGAGGTATACATGAGGGCGACGATGTCGTCCTCAAGCGGATTGTGTCGTTCAGTTTCGTTCAGCACCTGCATTGATGAATCTTTCGAGCCCCGCTCTGTCGCTTTCGTTCGTCTCATCATAATAGCGATCAGAAATCGGCGTTTCGTAAGCCTCGACAATTTTCTGCACGAGCCCATGACGGACGATGTCGCTATTCCGGAAGGAAACGGTAGCGATTTCATCCAGATGCTCGGTTCTCTTCATGGCATCCATCAGGCCCGATTTGATACCATTGTCGATCTGACGGGGATCACCGTTGATGATGAACTTGCCCCCTTCCCCGAAGCGCGTCAGCAGCATCTTGAACTCGGTCACGGTGGCATTTTGCATTTCGTCGGCAATAAGCCAGCCGTTCTTCAGGGTAGCGCCACGCATGAAGGCGAGCGGGCGCGCGTCGATCTTCTTGTTCTTCACCAGGTATTCGTAATAGCCGCGACCCAATGCTTCGATGAATGCCTCCTCGAGCGGAAGCAGGTAGGGCGCATACTTCTCCTCGAGCTCACCCGGAAGAAAGCCGAAGCCTCGCTCGACCTCCACCGCCGGCCTGGTGACGTAGATCTTCTCGATCTGGCGGTTCTTCAGGGCTTCGGCTGCGCGTTGCACGGCGAACCAGGTCTTGCCCGTCCCAGCAGGGCCAATACCAAACACGACATCGGCCTGTCGAATGGCTGCATCGTAGGCGCGTTGACCAGGCGTCAGAGCCTCGACGAGCACCTGGCGCGCCGGTCTCGGCACCTCGTGATGGTTCGCTTCGAGGGCTGCCATGATCAGATTTTGATGGGGATTTTCGGGGTGGCGCTTTGCCTTACGTTCTTGACGATTGGCGGCCTTGCGGGACTGGGACATCAGTAACTCCAGTGGGAGGGTATGTGTCACCAGTTTACCGGAAAGGTCGCCAATCAATCAACATTGATTGATTACACCAAGGCGATTTATTGCCACCACTTGTCGTCGGTGTAATCCATCGGGATAGGTGTCATCTCTTTCAGCGTCCAGGATGCCTTATACTGGCTCTCCACCCAACTCGAGCCGATGACGAAGACGGCAATCTGCTGCTGCGGGGTCAGTTCGTGATCGATATTGTCGGCATCGCGGAAGATCATCGTCGAGGTGTCGCCGGCCGAGAGCTTCAGCGAGGCAGCGGTTGCGCGCGCATTAAGGTTGGTCTGGTCTTCCGGACGACCCTGCATCGCGATCTCCCCGTATCCGGGAATGATGAGCCTGGCACCCTTCGCGATGCGCCGCGAGCGCTCTTCATTGATCATGCCTTCGGTCGGCTGAACAATACCGTCGAAAACCGGAGCCGGCGTGGCACTGGCCTGCGAATAGAGCCACTGAAGATTCTGAGCCGAGAAGCCGAGGATGTCATCCATCTGCGGCCCGAGATGCGCGATAACACCATCGACAATCTGCTGCTTCGTGGCGTCGGCAGGAAGCGGAGCGATCGGCGTGGTGCCGCCCGACACTGTCGAGACGTCCGGAAGGTCCGGGTCCGTCAGCGTGATCATGAATTCGACGCTGGTGATCGATCCAGACGTCTTGTCGATCCACGCGCGATTAATCTTCCAGTCAAGTTCGAGGTTGCTCATTAGGTTGCTCCTACAATGGTGCCTGTGTTGTTGAGAGTGCGAGCGGTTCCGACGATGGCAGCACCTGCTGCTCCACCGCCAGCACCAGGTGAGCCACCTGCGCCACCGCCATTGTTGCCTGCGCCGCCAGTTGCACCCGTTCCGCCGGTGTTGCCAGCCGTCGCCCAGGTGCCACCTGTGCCACCGGTTCCACCAGTTCCACCCCAGCCTGCGTTGGTGCCCGGAGCGCCGCCACCTGCGCCGCCGCTTCCAACAGCAGCGTTATGATTAGATCCCTGCCCGGCACCGCCGTTACCACCTGCACCGCCACCGCCCCCATTGGTGTAGGTGCGATAGGATGAGGGATACTGGCGGGAGACCTGGAAGTTGTTGGCTTCGGTATTGGCGCCACGGAAGTAACTGATACCGCCGATGACCTGGGGATTGGCCGGCCACGCCGGAGCGGATGGCGCGCTATGGGGCGTGTCCCAGAGCAGCGTGCTGGCCCACCAGAGCTGTTTCCAGCCGTGCGGGGTGCCGCCAGCGTTATCACCATCTTGATAGTAGCCGTATTTAGGCGAGGTCTTCTGGTATACCGGACCTTCCGACGCGGTATAGCCCGTGTCGTAGAAGCCACCACCGCCCGAGCCGCCCGTTCCGCCGATGCCACCAGCACCGCCACCGCCACGGATCGCGCCGGTGTTATTGATGGTGAGGCCGCTCTGCTGAACGTTGATGGCATGACCGCCCGCACCGCTGTTTGGATTGCCACCCGCCGCGTGAATGCTGCCGGCGTTGTCAAGGACGAGCAGACCACCGCCGGCAGTTCCTGTAGAGAAGGCAGCGGTAGCCGGCGTCGTCGACCCGATAATCACGCCTGCATTGATCACCACACGCTTGCGCTTGTCCGAGGCCCAGTCTGCGGCCGAGAACAGGTTCTGCATGACGACGTTGTTAGCGTTCGCCGAGAGCGTGACGACGACTTCAGCCGAATAGACCTGGGTCCAGGTGCCGGAGACCTTCGAGGAGACCTCCTTGACCTCAACCCAGGCACCGTTCTGCTTGACGTAGACGCTCTTGACCGTCTTCCAGGTGCCCGCGTCCTTGACGAGAAGGGTCATGCCAGCTCCTTAGATCATGAAGCAGACGTCACCGTCGGCGCCATCAGTGGATGTCGGAGTGGTGGTCTGGATCCTAAGCGCTCGACGCCCGTTCGAGCCGACAAGGCCCTGCACGAAAGCAGTGGTCGCGATCTGTGTAGAGTTGTCGGTCGAAGCCGGCGTTGGTGCTGTTGGCGTGCCGGTGAGTGCCGGGCTCGCCAAAGGCGCCTTCAGCGACAACTGAGTGGTCATCGTCGCGGAGAAGTTGGCGTCGTTTCCGAGAGCGGTTGCCAGTTCCTTGAGCGTATCGAGGGCTGCCGGCGCGGCTGCAACGAGAGCAGCGACCGTCGCCTGGACAAAGGCAGTGGTGGCGACCTGTGTCGTATTGTCTCCAACCGCGGCAGTCGGCGCGACCGGCGTGCCAGTCATCGTCGGCGAAATGAAGGAAGCCGTGACGGTCGAGTTCAACTCATTGACGGTTGCCAGGCTGACGCCGCCAAAAGTCGGGCGCGCACCAAAGCTAACGGCACCGGTGGACTCGGCAATAGTGATCGCGTCGAAGGAGACGGAACTCGCATCGACCTTGAAAATCCGGAACGCGTTCGAGGCATTGACATCGACGTTCCAGGTGTTTGCGCCCTGACCGGCGATCGTCTTCGCGACCGCTCCGCCGTAACCAAGAACAAGCTGCCCGCCCTCGGTATCGCCTCCCCTTGCGACGACATTGTCACGAACGATCACAGAGCCGGCGACGGTAGCATTGCCAGTGAAGCTGGGGCTGGCGATCGGTGCCTTGAGACCCAACTGGGTTGTCATGGTCGTCGAAAAGTTCGCGTCGTTGCCAAGGGCGTCAGCGAGCTCCTTGAGCGTGTCGAGGGTCGCGGGCGAGCTATTGACGAGGGCTGCGACAACGGCCTGCACGAAGGCCGTGGTAGCAAGCTGCGTCGTGTTGGTGTTGGTGGGCGCAGTCGGTGCGCTAGGCGTGCCAGTGAACGCCGGAGAGAGCGCAGGTGCTGCCCAAGCCGTGACGTTCATGCGGATCTTCGCAGACGTCCAGAGATAGCCGGCGGTGTCTGCACCACCCTGCGCAATGGCGTCACTTGGAATGGTGAGCTTTGCCTGGCCGCCGATATTCGTCAGCACCTGGGCGGGATTTGCGAAGTCCGAACCGTTGTTCGCCTTCGACACCAGAGACGCAGGGTTGAAAGCTGCGAGCGCTTCGGCGGAAGCGGCTGCATCTTCTGCCGAGCTCGCCGCGTCAGCAGCACTCTGGCCGCTGTTTGTTTCGTAGGTCTGGGCGTTTCGCGCGGACTCGTCGGCCTGCGATGCGCTCGTTTCAGCAGCCTGCTTGGCCGCAACAGCCTCATCTCGAGCCGTGGTCACCGTCGCAACGGTCGCCTGGTTCGTGTCGCGCGCCGCTTGCGCGTCGATCTTTGCCTGAACAGCCACAGCTCTTGCTGCGTCCGCTGTCTGTGCGTGCGCAAGCGCCTGTCCCTCAGAGGCAGTAGCATTCAGTTCAGAGGTGTGAGCAGCGCCTGCGGAGTCGGCAGCATCTTCAGCGGCCTGCTGGGAGGCCGAGACACTGCTGACGATCGAGGCTGCATCATTGTGAGCCGACAGGGCAGAAGCCGCCGCGGCGTTCTGGGAGCTGACCGCCTGGTCGCGCGCAGCGCCGGTCTGATCGAAAAGCGCCTGAAGCTCCGCCGTGATATCGCCCTTGTCGCCCTTTGGGCCGACGCCATAGCCGACAACCTGCGGAACGACCGTATCGTCGCCAAAGGTGGTGATCTCGATGTCGCCGTCGTCACCGTCGATAGTGAGGATGGCTGCCGTCTGGGGAAACTTGACGTCGACATCGCCGACTTCAACGATAATCGTATCCATTACGGCGCAATCCTCGTGATCGCCCGGCGAACGGGAACGCTGAGCTGAAATCCGAGGTGCTGGTAGGGCTCGATATCGGTGCGAACGACGTCGATATAGGCCGTTCGGTTCGGCCAGTTGAGCGTGTCCTCACCGAGGATGCGGATCTCGAGCGTGGTATCATCGATACGACGCACACCACCATTTGCCGAAGTGAGCGTGACCAGCACGTCGTCGGCATTCGGATCGCGCCGGACCTGCGACGTGAAGATGGAGCCGGCCGGAAATGTCACAGCCGAACCCGCGAAGCTGAGCCGAATGCTCCAGTCGTAGCCGGCGGTGATAACCTTGCCCTTAAACTTCTGCGCCATGTGCAATTCCTTGTTGGAGACCAAATTCTATCAGCGGTGAATGCATCAGTAAATATTGATTGATGACACTAGGCACGCCACTTGGCATTTTGGAGGGTAATCAGCGTCCGGTTGCCATCGGGATATTGAACGACATGGGCGATCGCCCAGCCACTCGGTCCCTTGTTGTAGCCCTGGCGCAGATTCATACAGCCAGCGACGAAGACATTGTCGCAGATCTCCGGCGCGTGCTTGTCGGCGATCGTCATCTTTCGGCCGAGCGCTGCGAAGCCCGCGACCGTTCCCCTCGCCCCGTTGGCGCCGCGGAAGCCGTGGTTGCCAAGTTCGACGCCGTTGACCTGGAAGGAGTAGCCGTCATGGACCCAGGAGACGTTGCTCAGATCCAGTCCCTTGCGATCAGCGATCATGTCGACCGCGTATTCGAGCAGCGAGAAGCTTTCGACCGGTGCGCCAGCGTCGATCGCCAGGCCGGTCTCCTCACGCCATGCGAGATAGGCGTCCTCGAGCTGCAGGCCGAGCCGGATGTTGATGCCGTCGTTGCGATAGCGCCCCTCCTTGACGTAGCGCTCCAGCGCGATGTCATGGTTGGACTCGACGACGGTTACATCGAGCTGGTCAGCCAGCTCCTCGAGCAGGACTGCCACCGCCTCGATTTCGGCGAAGACGCTCTCTCGCCCGCGCACTGCCATTTCGTATGAGTAGGCGTTGTCGTGGACGTGGTGGTGATTGCGGGTTTCGTTGTCGAAGATGTCATGGGCAATGGCTCGCTTGGCCCCAAGGACGCGCGTCAGCGCGGTTGACGCTCTGAATGTAGCATCGGCGTTGGCCGGCTGAAGTTTCGCTGTGTGCAGGTCTCCCATGACGACGAGATCGACGCCGTCGTGCAGATCAACCACGCCGTTCGAGACGACATATTCCAGGTCGTAGAAGGTGCCGTTCTCGCCGGCGGTGATCTGCCGGCAGAAGAGGTCGCCATCCTGGTCGAATTCGACGATCGTGGCACCGAGCGTGTGATAGCTCAGCGCCTTGATGCCAGCCTTGCGCGGGATGATCTTCGGACGCGTCACCATACCGGTCGTCATCACCTGGTGCGCCTGCTTGGCCGGATCAACCGAGGGCACCGACTTGAGTTGGAGCTTGGCGTGCGGGAAGACGGTCCACTTGCCCTTCGAGTAGGTCGTCAGATCCGAGATCGGCCTGTTGGCCGTCGGGAGCATGTTCATCTCGCCGGAGAAGACGAAGTCGTCGCCAATCTCCATCTGCCCGAAGCAGAGGAACTCCGCGATCGTCTGATCGTAGGCGCGAACCGCCGGATTGTTCTCGGACCACCACTGCGTTTCGTAGGTGCCCGGCCCGACTACAATGTCGGCGTCAAGAAAGTCGGCATAGGCCGTCAGGTTCCGCCAGAAGTCGGGATCGACCGTCGCGTCATTCTGGGCGCCGGTGAAGAGAAAGCGCCGGCCTCGAGGATCAGCAACGCGCTCGACGCGCAGAGTGTCTGTGAGCCAGGTGCGCGGCACACCTTCGGTCTCTTCACGCTCGCCGGTCAGCCGATCGTAACGCGTGGAGATAGTGCTGTCGATGACCACAGCGTTCGGATTGGTGACCGGATAGCGCGACCCGGTGAGGAGCTCGTTGATCTCTTCGCGCAGGATATCCGCACGTCGGTTGGCGTGTTGGCGCGGATCAGGCTTATCCTTCTGTGTGGCAACCACGACGCGGGAGATCAGGACCGGAACATCTTCACCACGCTTGGCACGACCTTTCAGGATCGAACTCTTGTTGCGCACCGTCTGATAGCTGATACCTAGTTCCAGCGCCACATCCGTTAGATTAGGGAACCGGTCCGTGTCATTGTAAATGCGAGCAAAAGCTTCATCCGCGTCGGTGCGAGAAGAGCTTTCCGGTCCGTGTGCTGTCATATTATTATTCTCTCTTAGAAAGATAACTTACTTTGACTGAGCTTGGCTTCCGGAACGCTCGTAGAAGTCGATCACCGCGTCCGCGTCCTTGATCCACTGCAGCGTCTTGACCTTGTTCGCAGGCAGCTTCCGGGCGTTCTCGAAGGTCATGCACACGAACAGCGCCGGATCCTCGTGCGGACAGGCGACGAAGGTCTCGTCTTCGAGCTTCAGAGGTGCCGGCCGGTTCGGTTGATACTGCTCCACCTTGGGTGCAAGCACCGGAACCTTATCGGCTCGACTGCTCAAGCATCCGGTTAGTGTCAGCATTGAGAGCGTTGAGGCGATCAACAACAGAGCCTTGGGCATTGGAAGCATCCTGAGTGAAGAGGTCGTCGAGGCGGAGGATGAAAGGATCGATAGCCGCCTGGTTGTCCTGGCGGGCGGTCTCAAGCGTCTTGATGTTGGTGAGCTGGTCCTTCATCTGCGCCTGCGTGTCCGCAAGCGTGAGCTCAGCGGTTTTGCGGGCGAGATCGGCGACTGCGAGGTCAGTCTCGGCCGTCTTCACCTTCTGGTGCTGCCAGGCGCCATAGGCGAGTGCGACGACCAGCATGATCGCCAGCAGGCAAAAGAGAACGGTCTCGAGCTTGAGCCGCTTGAAGAGAGCGAGAAGCACGGTCATTCGCCGGTTCCTGTGGGCTGCGGCACGACAGTCGGATCGGACGTGTCGACCTGGGTCATGTCGGGAAAGCAGCGTCGGCGCTTGTCGGTGTCATCCCAGATGGCACCGAAAACGTAGGAGCCGATGATCGCGGCGATGAGGGTCAGCAGGCCCAGGAACGCGTTCATGAACAGGCCGGAGTCCTTGCCGAAGATCAGGATGTATTGGGCATTGCCCATCGCCCAGATGAGGACGATCTTCATCCAGCGCCGACGGCGAGGCCAGTTGTCGAGAACGAGTGCCTGGGTGATCTGCTTATGCATTAAGGCGCTCGTTGAGCATCAAGCGGCGGGTGTTGAGGAGATCCACGAGCTGACCTGGCCGGTCCTCGGCAAGCTTGGCAGCCGTATCGATATCTGCCTGGATGAGCGTCCCGGTGATGTGGATCTGCGGATTGAAGGTGTTGAGGGCGGCCTGGAGCAGGATCGTCGCGCGCTGTTCGCCGAGATCCCAGGCATTGCGAGCCATCTGAGGCTGGATCTCTTCCGGCAGGTCGTCGAAGAAGTTCACCTCGACGAGCTCCACGTAGAGCACATCCTCGATATCCTCCGCGGCAAGCTGATGACCCTCATCTCGAAGGCCGTCGAGCTTGCTCTGAAGTTCGGAATGACGGAGCACCGCCGTTTCGTCGCTAATCAGCGAATTAGCGATTTCGCGGAGTGCCAGTGCAAGAGCTTCGGTCATATTATGCTTCGTTCGTGGAGAGCTTGCCATCGCTCGAGATCACAGGCAGGTCGAAACGGCTCTCAGCAGGCGCGATAGACGGCCAGCGGTAAGAGGTGATGCGAGCAGTGGCGAACGGCTTGATACAGACTGCGTCGCCCTGGTTGCCACCGAGCACCATCAGGTTGCCGTGCTGGTCCTTGCCGACGACGAAGCCGACATGCCCCTTCCCGCTCGACGGGCTGTCGCGCCAGAAGGTGACGATCGCGCCGACGGCAGGCCGGTCGAGCTTATTGCCGTAGCGCTCCCAGTTGCGGGCGCCGGCTGGGTTAGCGACGACGGCCATTCCGCACTCGTTGAGGACGCCACCGACGAAGGTTCCGCACCAGGCGGTTTCGTCGTCGCGCCAGCCGAGCTTGAGCTTGGCGAGCCAGTCAGCGATTTTCGGGGTGGTTTTCGGGCCGTGGGTCTCGGTCAGTCCAAGATAGGACATGGCCTTGTCGATCCACGGAAGACCGGTCGGTGTGAAATTCGGCATGGTTTACCTCAGTTCTTGTTGGCGATCCTGGACGGATCAGCACCGATGGTGGGAAAGGGAAGCATTCCGACCTTGCGCTCGCGCAGCGTAGCCACGAGATCGGCAACCTGGAGATTGAGACCGCTGATGGAGGTCACGAGGGAGCTGATCTGCTGATCCTGCTTCTCGCTCTTTTCCTTGCGGTCCTTCTCGGACTGAAAGAACAGGTCGTCGTTGGCGTCCTTGTCCTTCATCCACGAGACTCCGTGGTAGAAGAGAGTTGCCACTGCGACGATCGACAGGAAAAAGGACACTCGCTTCTGCGTGACGAGCAGCCCACCGCTCTTTTCATCTTCGCTCGACATGGGAGGAATCCTCTTAGATCAGTCAACATTGATTGATCAATTATAGTTGCGGTGGAATCGAAAATCCACACCTTATGCAGCGAGTGCGGCGATATCGCTCCAGTCGATGGCATTCTTGATTGCGCGGGCGCCGGCTGGCGTCGTGGCAGCGTCGATCAGTGCCTTTGTGACCAGCCGGCGGTCCTCGATCGAGGGCGACACCATCGCCCACTGCTGCGCAATCGTCAGCACCACGACGGCCATGTCGTAGCGCGACACGCCATTGGTTGCCGCTTCCCTTGTCAGGTGAGGTGTCTCGCTCTCGGGCACATTGACCCCCTGCCCTGCGTCGGCAGCAATCAGCTCGGCCTCACGTTGTTTCGCCTGATAGACCATCTCCTGGCCGGCGCCCGTCGAGATGAATAGCTGGCGGACGAAGCCAGCCTCGGCGTCGATCTGAGCCTTGAGCTGAAGCTTCAGTTCGGCAAGGTCAGTCTTGATATCAAATCGCATGGATGGTCACCGTCTTATCGAGGAACTGAACAGGCGGGCGGATGGTGAAAACGTAGTCGCCCGGCGTTTCGGTCGTGAAGGCAAAGCTGCCTTCGGCATCATGGAGATCGTCGCCATAAATGATGGTGGTTCCAGCGGGGAGCTCGAAGGAAACCTCCCCTGCCCCGTCGGCCGCGATCTGGTAGGTGTTTTCGATCGGCAGGGGCTGGCGGTCGACGAGCGCGCCATCAACGACATAGTAGGTGAGGTCGAGGAAGAACCGGCTGTGCTCTGCCGGGATCTCGAGCACAGTCCCGCCGGTCTGGTGCGGAAAGGCTTCCTCGTCGCACCAGCCGTTGGAGAGAATTCGTCCGGTCGCATCATGCACGACGAAGTGCACGGTCCTTGCGTCCAGCGTCTCAGCCTCGGGAAGGGTTGTTTCTTCGGTCATGATTACCTCTTGAAGACGGTCGCGAGCAGCGCGCGCATGGTGACGTTGACGGTGAAGTTCTGGGGCAGCAGCAGGAACTGGTAGGTGTGCGTGCCGGCGCCCGGATAATCGACCCAGCAGAAGTTGACCATGCCACCGCAATAGTTGTGGTAGGTCGTCGTCTGACCGGTGCCATTCGAGCCGCCGGAGCCCGAGACAGTGACAACCGTTCGGGTCTGGTTGATGTAGTCTTGCGATCCATAGATCCCTGCGCCGTTGCGCCAGACGTAGAGCGCGCAAGGGATGGAGTCAGAAAGGTTCGTCTCGCGCTCGGCGATGGCCGCAGAGCCCCAGAGCTGAACGTAACCGCCAGCCGGAACAGCAATCGCAACCGCCAGAATGCTCGTGTAGCCGCCGGCACCACAGCCAATCGTATCGCCGGCAGCCGCCGCGGCCGAGCCGGAGCAGGCACCAACGGCCAAAGCGTTGATATCGACACCGCCGACCGTCAGGAGGTCGGTCGAGATCGAGTGCGCCTTGATGACGGTGGCATCGAGCGAGCCCGCGGCGATCTTGTCGGCGGTGATCGAGCGGGCCGCCAGCTTGTCGGTGGTGATGGCGTTCGCCTGGATCTTGTTGGCGTTGATCGAGTTGGCGACCAGGTTGTTGGTGTCGATCGAGTTCGCCTGCATATGCGTGGCGCCGATCGAGTTGGCGGCGATCTGATCGGCCTGGATGGTGCCGGTCTGGATCTTGGCACCATCGATGATCGTGCGACCGTAGTCGACGACCATGTCGTTCGCACCACGATAGACTGCGACAACCAGGTTGCTCGGATCGAAGGCCGTAACAGCATCGGGGCTCGCGAGAAGCGTCGTGCCACCCTTCACCCAGTAGAGATAGAGAACGCCAGTCGTCCAGACGGCGAAGTTGGCAGCGATGTTGCGCGAGGCGACGTTGCCGTCGTCGTCGGTGTAGCGGATCGTGCCGGAAGACCAGGCAATGTTGTTGACCGTCGGGCTGTTCGAGGAGAACTCGATGCCTTCGACGACAACGCCGCGCTGGCCGATCACCAGCGAGTTTGCCTGGATCGTGTTGGCGCTGATCACCCCACCGTTGATCTCGGTCGCGTCACTGCCCGAACGCCAGTCAGCAAGCGTCGTCGTGCCGGAGATCTTGATCTTGCCGGGATCGATCTGGGTCGTGCCGGCGTTGACGAGCCCACCACCATTGGAAAGGTCGACATTGCCGGCCGAGGTCGAAACCTTGACCGTTCCCGCGATGACAGAGCCAGCTTTCAGCTTACCTGCATCCATCTCAACGATCTGAGCGGACTCGATGAAAGCGGTATCGATCAGTGCGAAGGACGAAATGAGAGCATCCGCGGGCAGTTCACCAGGATTGATGGCGCCGACGGTCGCGGAAACTGGTGCTGACCAGTCCGAGCGATTGTTGGAGGTGTCGACCGCACGAATGCGGAAGCTCCAGGAGTCGCCGACCGTCAGGTTCGAATGAATGAAGGGAGGTGCTGCGCAGGGGTAGATAGATGCCAGACCAGCCTTCGAGGCCTCGATCTCATAGAAGTCGAGGTCGCTGTCGCTGTTCGGCGTGCAATCGACCCAGACCGAGCGGAAAAGGCCCGTCGCGTGCAGACCGGTCGGGATAGCCGGCGGTGTCGTGTCGACCGCGGCGACGATCGACTGCTCGGCGCAATAGACAGACGGATTGTTGACGATGTCGAGGGCGCGGACGCGAACCGTATAGGTCCGGCCAGGCATGACCGTCCACTGGTAGTTCGGCTGACCCGACGAGCTGGTGACGTAGTTGCCCGCCCCTTCCTTGATCTGAAAGTCGTAGCGGGCAAAGTCGGTTTCGGTATTCAGCGTGACCGTCGCCGACACAGTCGCGCGCAGCGAGCCGTCGGGCGCGGTGTCGATGCTGGTGGTCAGCGTCAGACCGGTCGGAACAGATGGCGCCTGGGTGTCGAGCAGGCGCTCGGTGTGCACCTGGACCGGCGGCGCGATCAGCATGCCGTCCTTGCCGAAGGTGTCGTAGGCGCCGATGCGGATGAAATAATCGGTCGCATCCTCGCCAGGGAAGACCAGGCGGTCGGCAGTGCCCTCGTAATAAGGCTTGATGGCGGTCGGATCGTAGGTTCCGTTCTTCTCGACCCAGACCTCGACGGCTGCGAAGTCGATCAGGTTCGGATTTTCCCAGTCGATATAGATCGTTCGGCCGTTGACAGCGGTCTCGATCGCCAGCTCGGGCGGAGGCGGGTTGGAGACCGCAAGGGGTGCCGACAGGCTTTCGCGCCCGTAGATGTCGGTGACGGTCACCTCGAAGCGGAGATTGCGCGACGGCCAGGCGCTGCCATGAGCAGCGTTGTCGGCGCGGTTCATCTCGTAGGTATAGACGTAGCTCGGCGTGAAGCAGCGATCGGTGCGCAGCAGCGCGCCATCGGAGGGCCGATAGACCTTGACCGTGTTGTAGGAATAGAACGGGCTGACGGCGTCGGCGGACAGAAAGCCCGCGGCGATCTGGCTCGTCGTCTGGGCGAAGTTGTTCGACCAGGTGATCGAGGCATTCGGGCCGGTGAAGATGGGCGAGCCGGGGTGTTCGGTCAGATGAACGTCGGAGACCGTCGGCATCGGCAGATTACCGAAGCCCGCATAGTGATAGGCGAGCGACGCCGGGACCGAACGCACGGAAGAGTAGCTGACGCCAGAGACCAGGAAGGTGTAATCGCCGACGTCGGGGTCGTCGAGGTCGCAGGACGTGCCCTTGGTGGTCGCCAGCACATAATAGCCCTTGGTCGGATGGATGACACCGACTTCATAGGAGCGCGTCGTCCAGTCGGTTCCACCGGCAGACCAGGACAGCGTCAGGCGCTGATGCGTGCGCCCGTCAGCGATGAAGGAGCTTTCATCGATGCGCAGGCCGGTCGGTGTGTCAGCGGTGGTGCTCGGCCGGGTGTAGGTCTTTGGCTTGAGCGTGATGTCCTGTTCGACGCGGGCATACTTGTTCGGATCGTGGAAGAGCGCCGTGACCTTGAAGATGTTCTTCTTCTCTTCCGACATAGCAATGACGCGGTAAAGCCGCGGCTGAATGTCGGTGCCGGTGATCACCCACATCGCATTGACCATAGGCTGCTCGGTGAGAGCGGCCTTCAGGTTGACGCGCGTGAAGCCCTTCGAGACGCCCTCCTCGAAGACCTCGTCGGCGAATGAATCAATATTGACTGTCTGCACCTTGCCCGAAGGAAGGGCGACGATGATCGAATAGGTCTCGCCGACCACCCGCTCGAACGGGAAGTCGAGGTTGAGGTAGTTGGTGCCGAAGCCAGCCAAGCGGCCGCCGAGACGGATCTGAGCCTTGCGCGGATCAGCAACAGCAATGACGTCGCCAGGCCGAACGTCGGCATGGTCCCAGGAAGCCGAATATTCGACCGTCTCAGTTTCGTTCTCCTCGATGTCGAGGATCCATTTGCCATAGCGATGCGCCAGGCCGCGCGAGGTGCAGCCGAGATAATCGACGGACTTCTCACGCCAGCCGAAGCGCTGGAGCAGGCTGTTGTTGATGACGACCTCGACGTTCGGCTGATAGAAGTCGTCCGGATCGTTGTAGGTGACGATCGCAACCGAGTGACGGGCCTTCTTGGAGGTGCCGGAGTATTCGAATTCACCGTCGATGACGTTGGCCGGCGTGACCAGCTTGACCGGGTCGGCCGGCATATCGGCAGTCGCAAAGACCTGGCCGAGCGACCAGTAGCACATGCCGCGCCAGGCGGTGGTGATCTGCTGGAGCACCTTATAGGCGTCGTCGCGCGACTTCAGGACACCGTTGAAGGTGTAGCGAGGCTCGTAGATGTCGGCGCCGGTGTCAGCGTTCTTGAAGCCCGACTTGACCGCCTGGTCGCAATACTGGGCGATCGAGTAGAGCGACCACTTGTCGACCGTGTTGACGTTCAGGAACTCGCCCAGACCATAGCGGTTGTTGGTGAGCAGGTCGTAGAAGATCCAGGCCGGGTTATTGGTCCAGGCATTCTTGAACGTGCCGTTCCAGATGCCCGAATAGGTGCGATTGATCGGATCGTAGTTCGAAGGCACCAGCACGATGCGCCCGCGCCAGCGGTAGTAGCGCGCCGGAATGCTCTGGCCCATGTCCTCGGCGTTGACCTCGAGGGCGACAATGCCGGAGTTCGGATAGGAGAACTTGCCCTCGATGAGGACCGTGTAGCTTTCGAAATGGGTCTGGTTCTGCAGGCGCTCGTTGGCGCTGTCTGCTGTGAGGCGCACGACGCGGATATCCCAGGGACAGCCACCATAGGGCAGCGGAACACGGTGGGCGCGCTGGACCGCCGAGGTGCACTTCTGATTGTCGAGGTGGACTTCCTCAGTGCGCTGCCAGGAGCCACCATAACCACGCACCTCGAGCGCATAGGCGACCGAAGCGGTCTTCAACTGGCCGCTCTTGGCATCCTGCTCGACAAGCGACGGAAGGTTGATGATGACGCGCACGGCGTCGGCGTCTGTCTCGTTGATGGTGCGGGTGACCGGGCCGGTCGCAGCCTTCACCTCGACGTTGACGTCATAGGGCACTTCAGCGGTCGGGAAGCCAGTCAGATAGTCCTGGTCGGGCGTGCCGAGACGCTGCTGCCAGACAACGTTCTGGAAGTTCAGCGAGCCGCCTTCGTTGCGAACCGGCGTCTGCTCGAAATAGATGCTGGCGTCGCCATTGACGAGGCCGACGTTCGGGCCTTCGCCGACGAGCTCGATGAGACGGGCGCGCGCCTTGGAACGCAGAGTGTCGGAAGCACTGCTGCCACCGCCACTGCTGGAGCCCTTGCCCTTGCCACCGCTGCTACCGCCCTTGGAGCCCGAGATCAACGTCTTGTCGTGAATGGTCATGCGTCAGTTCCCGAGCTGTTCAATGTCGACGCCGCCGGAGATCAGAACTCCGCCGGTGATCACTTCGCCGTAGACGATGGGAATGGGTGAGCCTTGGGCATACGAGTTGCCGGGGCCACCGAAGATGTAGCTTTCGTTGTTGGCGCTATCGTCGGTCTTGGCTTCCGGCGACAGCATCTGCGAGACGCCCGATGCAGCCATGGCAAGACCCATCATTGCGAGGCTGCCTGCCTTGACCATGCCACCTGTGAAGGGCACGGCCGCCGCGAGGCCGCCAGGCACGAGGAAGGCAGCGCCGATCAGGGCAACGCCGATCACGACCTTCATCAGGCCGGAGCGCTTGGAGCCGGCGATGACAGGAACGATGTGCAACGGTGCCCTGCCGAGCCGGTAGGTCGAGCAGAGCTCCAGGTCGAGATCCATACCGCTCTTCAGCGTTTCGCCGCGAACGACATGCCAGTCACCGGAGCGGATCGCGCCGGCAAATTCCGGGAAGTTGACCGAGAGCGCACGCACGGCTTCCGCCGCGGTTTCCACCTCGAGCTCGAATTCGCGTCCGAACTTCTTTCCGAGCGAGCCGTGCAGAATGATCTTACGCATTGTCAGGCCCCACATAACGAAGCCAGACATCAGCGTTTCGCGCCCAGAGCGATGCGGGCTCGCGCCGCGACAGACGATTGGGGAAATGCTGAATGATCAACTGATTGTCGACCAGCACGCCCCCATGATTGATCTTGTCGCTGTGAACCTTGATCAGGTAGACGTCGCCCGAGCGGATTTCCGAGAAGTCGATCTGCTTGAAACCGGCGCGCTTGAAGTTGTCGAGGTAGAGATCCTCGCCCTTGTCCCACCACTGATCGTCGCGCGGGCCTTCCGGCAGCACGATCGGATCGAAAGGCCAGCCGATGTCCTGTTCGGCGAGCTTGTCCTTGCCGAGCGCGTAGACGTCGCGGATGATCGAGTAGCAGTCGGAGACGCCATGAACGAACTGGCGGCCGACGATCGGCGCGATGTTGTCGCGATCACCCCAGACGATCAGGTCGCCCATGCGGTCTTCGTCGAGAGGCACGATCGCCCACGGCACGTCGCTGGCGACCTGACCTTCCATGTCGGACTTCGACGGATACATCGGCCCGTTCGGGTGCGAATGAATGACCATCTCGATCGGCGCGATCTTGACGACCTTGGCCTGGTCAGCCGGCGCGATGACGAAATCCTTGAGCGGGTCTTCGGCGATGTTTCGGCAGGGGAAATACTTGCCGGCCGCCACGAGCCCGCAGGACTCGCGTGGGTATTCTGCCCTGGCATGCTCTTGTGCTGCCTTGGTGACGGATGCCTCAATCATTATTGACTGACCCTTCCTGCGCCGGGAAAGCCGCCGAAGGGCAGAACGTTGCCCCTACCGAAACGCGTCTCGCAGCAGGTCTGCGTGCGGGACGGCGTGTCCTTGTCGGCGGTGGTTGGATTGTTGTTGATGTCGTAGTAGCGATTGCCGGTGTATGGGCACTGCGCCTTCGAGTAGTCGAAGTTCAACACAGACTTGTTCCAGGCGCGGTAACGCCAGAGGCAAGTGTCGCGCACGACCATGCGACCAGGGATCATGCGACCTTCCTGGTCGATCGAGGCCGACAGTTCCCATTCGATATAGACCGGGTTCTCGGACGCCTTGCGCTCGATCAGGAAGACGTCGGGACCGAAGAAGGCGCCGGGATCTGCATCCGGCTGACCATCGAGATGACGCTTGAAGGTGCGGATACGCCGGACCTCACACCCGAGCAGATCGCCCCAGGTGTTGACCGCGTTCTGCGCAATGCCATCGGTGTTGGCGAGACGGATGGTCGGCGTGGGCAAAGCCCCCTGCCCCGTTACCTCCAGGCCAGTGAACTCGACGTCCATCGGCTGATAGGAGATTCCATCGAACTTGACCGTGTCGGAGATCTCCGCGCCCTGCGTGAAATACTCCACGCCTCCGCCGACCGAGGTAAGGTCGAGACGGAAGAGTGAAACGTATTCGCCGGGCGAAAGCCTCTGAGCGGTTTGATAGATCGTGACCATAGCACCTCGTAGGAGAAGAGGAGACTATCATAAGTCAATATTGATTGATCATCAACCAAACGATCAGCAATTATTGAACGTCAGGTCTCCAGCGTGTGCGACTGCTCAAAGGTCGCGTTGATCTTGCGCAGGCCACTCGACTGAACGTCGTCGGACCAATCAGAGCAAGTCCATTTGACGGGCGTCGTCTCGCGTGGTGGCGTGTAATAGAACGCCTGATCGCCGCCCCGCTCGTCGAGGAACGATCCGATATCGTCGGCCTGTTCGTCGGTCAGCACGTCCCAGGTCAGCGTCAGCTTGCGCTTGCGATGATTGTAGCCGTCTCGGGTGGGCTGGCTGTAGCCCTCCCCAAAATCAGCAGCCAGGATCTTGTAGTCGATCTTCCGACCGGTCGCCGGCGAGGGATCGATCGGCGGTTCGAAGGTAGTCAGGGCCATTAGGTTCTCCTTCCAGAATTCATGATGTTGCCCGGACGCATCTGTCGGACCATTTCGTCGGCGACGACCCGACGCATCGAGCCTTCCATCTCCTGGGCGACCTGCTTGGCGAGATCAGCGTTCTGGGCAGGCGAGCCACCACTTGCATTGACGGTCACCGGCGCGTTGATCGACACCTGGTTGATCTGCCCGCCCTGCCCGGCGCCAAGCGCCTTCATCTGCTCGGGCGTGAAGATGCCTTCGTCCTTCTTCGCAATGATCGGAACCTCGCCGGGCAGCAGGCGCGGGCCGGTCATGCTCATGGCGCCGGAGTGCAGACGACGAGCACCCTTGAACACGCTCGGGTCGATCATGCGCATCTGCGGAGGCATGCCTGCGAGACCGCCGGTGTGTGCCTGGCCGACCTTGGAGAAGAGAGCCTTGGCGCCGGTTGCAGAGCCGGCCGCCGGCGTTGCTCCGCCCTTCATGTT